GCTGATGCCGTCAAATATCTTATTCGCAGTTACTTCTTCGGTGGCTCACGGCTACGATTTGATTATAGCGATATTCGTGCTAAAGGTGCTCGCCTCGTAACCTCTGGTGGCAAAGCTCCAGGACCACAACCACTTAAAGAGTGCTTGGTTAAAGTAGAGGGCGTTCTTTCTGAAAAGGAAGATGGAAGCAAGCTGTCCGCTATTGAAGTCCACGACATCGTGTGCCATATTGCTGACGCCGTGTTGGCTGGCGGCATCCGTCGAGCAGCACTCATTTCTTTATTTTCGGCAGACGACGATGAGATGATCGCAGCAAAGTCGGGCAACTGGTGGGAAACAAACCCACAGCGTGGGCGAGCTAACAACTCTGTTGTTTTGCTGCGGCATAAAGTAGACAAAGAATATTTTATGAACCTGTGGGAAAGAATTCGAGCTTCGGGAGCAGGAGAGCCAGGATTTTATCTGTCTAATGATAAAGACTGGGGTACAAACCCATGCTGTGAAATTGCTCTTAGACCACACCAATTCTGTAACTTGACAGAGGTCAACGCTAGCAATATTACTAGTCAAGAAGATCTAAATGAAAGAGTCCAAGCAGCAGCGTTCATTGGCACGCTCCAAGCGGGCTACACAGACTTTCACTATCTCCGACCAGTATGGCAACGAACCACAGAAAGAGATGCTCTTATTGGCGTTTCATTAACAGGCATTGCTTCAGGTCGTGTTCTTGCAGATGGCATCTCCTTAAAGGAAGCCTCGCAAAACGTCAAGAAAGAAAATGTCAGAGTGTCTGAGCTTATTGGCATCAGATCAGCTTCTCGTACCACATGCGTTAAGCCTGCTGGCACAACCTCATTGACACTTGGAACATCGAGCGGTATTCACGCATGGCACAATGATTATTATATTCGTCGCCTACGTGTTGGCAAGAATGAGGCAATCTATGCCCACCTAGCAATCCATCACCCAGAACTTGTAGAAGATGACTATTTCCGCCCTCATGACACAGCGGTCATTGGCATCCCTCAGAAAGCCCCTGATGGTTCAATCTTGAGAACTGAGTCTGCTTTGGATTTGCTAAACAGAGTCAGGAAGGTTACTAAGGAGTGGATTCGCCCAGGTCACAGAACAGGGCAAAACACACACAATGTCTCTGCTACCATCTCGATTAAAGAAGACGAGTGGGAAGAAGTTGGAGAGTGGATGTGGGACAACAACGTTAGCTACAACGGATTGAGTGTGTTGCCTGATGACGGCGGCACATATGTCCAAGCGCCATTTGAGAATTGCACTAAGGAGCAATACGAAGAGATGGTTAAGTCGCTGACTTCTTTGGATCTTACAAAGATTGTTGAGTTTGATGACAACACTGACCTGAAGGGCGAAGCGGCCTGTGCAGGTGGTGCGTGTGAAATAACTTAACAATAAAAACTAAATAATATATTATAAAGATGAAAGGAGCCCGCTATGGCTACTCTAAACTTTATTATGCCACAAGACCTCAAAGATGGTTTTTGTGAAAGAGAAGAAAAGCAAAACAAGAATAAACACACCTGGCTACCATCAGGTCAAAGCAGGGCTTTACCAGATGGGCACGTTGCAATCGAATGTTACTGCAAGCATTGCGGTCTTCGAGAGTGGGGCACTGTCACACAAGTTGAGTTTGCAATGATTTCAGAGTATTGGACAGAATTATGAAACCAGTGAATCGCAGGCTGCTAGTGCAGCCATATCAAGAGAAAGAGAATAAGAACTCTTTTATTATCCCAGAGGAGTACCAAGAGAAGACACATGTATCTTACGAGGTACTTAGCACGGCTAGTGATTGTTCTTTAGGGCTAGAAGTGGGCGATGTAGTTATTGCACACAGTACAGATCCAGAGGTTATTGTTTTTGAAGGCAGGCAATACCATCTGCTTTTAGAGAACCGAGTTGTCTGTGTTAGCTAGTCGCCAATACAGAGGTCCTCAAAAATTTGTTTGATCTGGAGAAAAACAGTCTCAGAATTGACAGCAGGTGTAAATAATCTATCTCGATTATCGCTCACGCAGGCCAGAAACGAATTATGATGTTCCTGAAGAGCAAAGACAAACAATTCAAAACGTTGATCATCAGCCATTGCTGCTACCTGCGGGCAAGTTGTTCCTACAATAGTCTGAGCAATCTCATCCGTCATTGTGATAATTACTTTTTGAGACCCAGCGCCCCATGAGAAGAGGTATGTTGAATCCATAGTCCATAGCATTGTATCAATTGTGGGTTCTTGACCTGCGCTTGGTATCATCCTGGCAGCCTCAAGTATTTCCAAGAACTCATCCGCAGGAACGAGATTAGAAACCACTCTGGAGTACATGTGCGGAGGTCTTAGTTCCCCATTTGATGCAGTCCCTACAACAACTAGCCCAAATCGGAATGTGCTAGTTATAGGATCTTCTAGAAGGGGAGCGATCCCCTGTATCATCGACTCAATCTCATCATCGAATGAGCCAGAAATATCAAGAACAAAAACTAAATCTACACCACGAGTATCAAACCCTTCATCAACTTCACCATCACAGTCATTATCTAAATTGTCACATCTCTCTTCCGCAGGCAGCACTTGTCCATCACAGGGTCCGTCAAAACCGCCATCCTGACAATAACGAACACCAGCCCGACATTCTCCGATTGCCATGGTATTACTTGGTCCATCATAACAAACAATTGCTGTAGCATTGGCTACACCCTCATCCACAGATCCATCACAATTGTTATCTAAGCCATCACAGGTTTCTTCAGTAGGTCCAACATGTCCATCGCAGTACAACCCACCGTTGTCACACTTCATGACCCCTGGCGTGCACACACCAACACCATAGTCCGCACCTTCTACAAAGCCACACAACTGATGTTGTTCTGGAAAGCTGTCATCTATGACTGCATTACAGTCATTATCTATACCATCACATATTTCTTCTTCTGGGCCGACCGCACCGACACAATCTGACCATCCCTGGAAGGTGCAGGTCCTCATACCATATTGACATATGCCAGCTTTTTTAGGTGGGTCGTCAGGATCAAGGGATGTTAGTATAGCACCGTTATGATCACACAATTGTCTTTCACCAGGGCGGCAATCCAGAGGCACCAGTTGGTCGTCTTCAAGACAAGCCTGGCAAGAGCTTAAAAGTATGAGAAATAATAAACTTACTATTCTTTCCATTCGGCTGTACTCTCCAGACAAGCCTCTTGAGTATGGAAAAGGTTCATTTTGTAAGTATCGCTACCCAGCCACCTAAAAGACAAGGTTTTCGCTGGCAGATCACTGGGGATATCGGCACTTAATATAATCGGAGGATACTTCTCCATCCCTGGCATTGCAAAAGCTAGAAGTAACTGATTACCTTTTGAAACTTGGATAGCACCCTTTATCAGCCCTAATTTGGTTGCTGATGGAATTCCAATGGCGATCCGAGTCATGGAGTTGGTATTATTATTTAAGGAGTCTAGAGTTTGAAGGACCCACAAGCAATTTTTGCGTTGTCCTTGCAAGTAATATGTTGTTTGTTTAGGGATAACTATGCTAGGTGTCCGCTCGCCAAAGAAATAATAAGAACCGCCCGCTACAAGACAACTTGCTAATAGAGCTAGGCTTAGTATTTTTATTCTTTTGGACATACCAGCATGTGTTACTTCACTCCCCAGTGTAGGTTACAAATGGGAGCTTAGTCATCTCCTTGTGTAGAGGTTTGTGTGTTTCAATATTAATGAAATTCACACCTCTTACAAGAGTAACTAGCACTTGCTTAGTAATATTTACATCCTTCTTAGTATATTTCCAGCCACCCTCAGTGGCTTCTTTCCATACTTGTTCAATAACTTTTTTGGCTTCTTCGCTTGCAACTGGGCCCGCATCGTTTCCAGCAGAAACGTTGGGAAACAGTAATAGAAACGAGATTGTTAGCATGATTGTTAGTGTTTTCATAACTTATTGAAATCCTACCTTTACGCTGTTGTGCGCTATAAACATTCGTAACTAGTCAACAAAACCACTAAATGCCTCATATTTACTGTATGGAAGTAAAATTACCGATATTAAGAATAGCCACACTGATGGTGTTACTTCAAATGGGTTGCATGGGCGGTTGCTCTACAAGTAAGAAATTAGTCGTAGAGAAGTCATACCCGCATGAAAAGATGCCGTTTGCATCTTTCGTTAGGATAGAGGCAACACATGCTATCCAAGCCTGTAAGTCTGAAGTGGACAAAGAGGGCAAGAAGAAGGAGGAATGCACGGTAGGTGCAGTTAAATATACATCTTCAGGAGCCATTGTAGCACACAGCGAAGTAGATCCAACGGTAGCGTACGCTCTAACCGCAGGACACTCTTGCCAGGAAAAGATAAAGAAAAAGCAGGTCTATGGATATACTTTATCAACAGTCGCTAGCACTTATGTTACCTTGTCCTACAAAGGAAGGCTTAAAGCCGCAGAGGTGATAGCATATGATATGACGGCTGATGTTTGCCTGTTGAAAGTCAAGGGCTACGCCAAAAAGCACAGACCAGCAATTATCCCAATCGCAGATGATCTTCCACGCATGGGAGAAAAGGTCTACAACCCAGCGGCACCTCGTGGTATATTTGGACCAGGCATGTTGCTGATGTTTGATGGATACTACGCTGGCATTGGATTTAACAATTATATGTTTTTCTCCTTGCCAACAAAGCCAGGTTCAAGCGGATCACCAATCCTCAATGAGAAAGGGGAGCTTGTCTCGATGATCTTTGCAGGTTTCCCAGCTATGGAAAACATAGGGCTTGGATCGAACTTAGGGGCAATTCGATCCTTTGTAAGAGACACGACAGTATCAGCCGAAATGGATAGTTGGGCTAAAAAGAACATGAGCCAAGATAAAACTCAGACAATAACAACAGAACCTCCGAGGCCATGACAAGATGGGCGATAGGGAACGAGAGGCGTACAGAAGAATAAAAGAAAACGCTTATAACTCCTTTAGCGAGCCACAGGTGTACGACGCTGAACCCATAAAGCCAGCAAAGCCAAACTATTTTTCAGCAGTGCTGTGGACATCAGTCGTTGCAACAATTGTATGTGCAGTGTTTATGGGTTTTCTTTTGTATATGTTCAATGAGTTGAACCTTGAGGACAATCTACAGAAAGCTGCTAACCACGCCATATCAAATTTAGAAAGAGTGGTATTACAGCAGAACAAAGAGATCCAAACCCTGAAGGAGGAAAATAGAAAGATACACCATCACTTGCAATTCTGGCAGCCCATCACATGCAAGCCAAAAGAAAAGTGGGTTATCCCAGGCTATGGTTTGCCTGAAGAGATACCTGTTGAGAGGCAGGATAGAAGTATAAGAAGGTACGGTAGCGAACAATGCTTCTCTTACTAGTAATAATATTATCATTAATATTTGTTCACGAGCTTGGGCATTATATCGTTGGTAGGATGTGCGGCGTCGGGATAGAAGAATTCTCAGTCGGCTTCGGGCGCAAAATTTTTTCATTTGAAGCATTTGGCAATAAGTGGTCCCTTGGTATGATACCTCTTGGGGGCTATGTTAAGTTTGAGGGTGAACAAGATTACGATAATAAAACACAGAATGCAAAATCATTTTGGGCAGTGCATCCGCTAAGGAGATTAGTTATAGCACTAGCAGGACCAGCAACCAATTTATTAATTCCTTATGCTCTCTTCTTCTTTTACTTTTGGGGAATGCCATGGCCAGACGTCAAAGCACCCGATGGTGCAAACGTAGCAACAGTTAGCGCAGCATGGGCTTGGAAAGGAAGTGTTGACACAACACATAAAATGTATTATAGTATTTATAAGTCAGTGGATATCATCAAGGAAAAGGGTGTGTCTCACAAAGATATAGGCGGACCAGTAGCAATCTATGAGATTACCGAACAGGCACGAGTTCGCTCGGCAGAAACAAAGGACAATGGGTTCCTTTATCAGTGGATAGCGTTCTTGAGTATCAACTTAGGTTTAATAAATTTACTACCTATCCCTTTACTAGATGGCGGACATGTGGTATTCTCTATTGCAGAAACAGCTATGGGTAGAAAGATCAAGTATAAGACACGCACATGGCTATCCTATGTGGGGATTATATTTGTCTTTGGAATCATGGCTTTGGCTATAACATCCGATATCGGAAGACTGTTAGGATAATATGAAAATCGGCGACATTGTTTGGCAGGACTGCAATAGCAATCTTAGGGTTGGGACTATTGTAGATACTATGGTTGACTCCCATGGTTGGAGGCATCTTAAGATTAATTGGCATCAAGATAATATGTATGAATATTGGAACTCTCCGCAGGAGAGAAAGGAATTCTACCGTTGGGACGAAGTTAGACCTATTGAATTGAAGAGGTTGCAACAACTCGTTTCGTCCGTTGAGTCGTAGGAGATAAACAAATGTCAGATGAAGATAATAAAATAGAAGAGTCGGTACCCGATGACTTAATCCCCCAGCCACCACCCAAGTTGGCACCAAGGGGTATCACAAGTTTCACGGTTTATCGCCAGGCAGACGAGACAGGTGTCTCAGGTGAGGGCGTGGTAATCGAGGGCGTTAAGATGGCAACAGGTCAGTGTGTAGTGCATTGGCTCTATCCACCACCACGAGGTGGTATCGCCATCTTTGATAGCATGGGTGATTTCATCAAGGTGCACATTGAACCACACCCAGCAAATCAAACCATCATCACATATCAGGATGGCACAAAAGAAGTCTTCGGTAAAAAAGAAGACGTTGACAAACCCGAAGAAGAATAGTATACTATAAAAAAGTAAAGGTTGCACATGACAAACAGGATCGATAGTAAGATTCCTTTTGTGGGACTCCATGCCCACTCAGGTCTTTCCCCATTTGATGGCTTGGGTATGCCAGGCGAGCATATGGACTTCGCTTACGAGAATGGGATGAGTGCCCATTCGCTTACCGACCACGGACACATGAACGGCTTATCCTTTCAGGTTGAGCATCTAAAGAAGATGAGGGCAGATGGCAAAGAGTTCAAAGCAATCTATGGTTGTGAGGCTTACTTTATTAAGTCACACAAGAAGTGGCGGCAGCAGTACGAAGAGCACAAAGCCAACAGCAAGCGGCAAAAGAAAGAAGAGTTTGCTATGGTTGTTGAGGATGAGAACCGCCAGAAGAAGTTCAATCCTCTAAACATTCGCAGACACTTGGTTCTCTTAGCTCAGAATCAGGTCGGTTTGAATAATCTTTTCAAGCTTGTATCGGACAGTTATCGTCCCGAAAATTTTTACCGTTACCCCCGCATTGACTTTGAGATGTTGAGGGAATACAACGAAGGCTTGATCGTTAGCAGTGCTTGTATGTCAGGTCCACTCTTTGGGGACTTTTGGAAACACCGTGATCCTAGCACGGGTGAGTACGATGCAGACACCGTGTTGGCTTCGATGCGTAATACGATTGCCGAGTTCCAAGATATCTTTGGCGATAGGTTCTACGGGGAGATCCAGTGGAATGACATCCCAGAGCAGCACACTGTCAACGATCTAATCATTCAGGCGTGCACCGAGATGGGCGCAGAAGTTATCAGCACTTCAGATAGTCACTACCCACGACCAGAGTTGTGGAAGGACCGAGAGATGTACCGCCGTATTGGGTGGGCAGGCAAAGCTCCTTATGACGATCAGGATGCTAACAGACTCCCAGAGTCAGTCGAGGAGATTGGCTACGAGTTGTATCCTCGTAACGGTGATCAGATGTGGGAGGCCTACAAGAAGTATTCAGGTCGCTCCAAGGTAGAGTATGATGATGACTTTGTGTTGGCTAGCATTGAGCGCACACACCACATCGCCTTTGATCGCATCGAGGACTTCCTGCCAGACAGCCAGGTTCGCCTACCAGACTTTGTTGTGCCAGAGGGCACCACGGCAATCCAGGCATTGACCAAGGATGCATTGGTAGGGCTAAAAGAAAAACAACTAACAGACCAAGTGTATATTGACAGACTCAAGTACGAACTGTCAGTGATCAAGGACCGAGGCTTTGCACAGTACTTCTTGACTATGAAGGCGATTAGTGACAAGGCACAGGAGGATATGCTTGTCGGGCTCGGCCGAGGCTCGGCGGCAGGATCATTGCTCTCGTATGTCCTCGACATTACCCAGGTGGACCCAATCAAGTATGGTCTACAGTTTGAGAGATTTTTGACCAAAGGTGGCGCAGGGTACCCCGACATCGACTTTGATGTGGAAGAGCCTATGGAGTTGAAAGAGCGCCTAGCAAATGAGTGGGGACGTGAAACTGTTGTGCCTATCAGCAACTTCAACACACTACAGTTGCGCTCACTCATCAAGGACATTGGCAAGTTCTATGGCGTGCCGTTTGCAGAGGTAAACAAAGTTACAGGCGTGATGATGAGCGAGGCAACGCCCAAGGCTAAGGCAGCCCATGGGCAGACCGCAGGTGTATACACGCCAACATTTGACGAGGTAAAAAAATATAGTGAAACGCTACAAGCGTTCTTCGACAAGTACCCGCATATCGCTACGCACGTTGACAACCTCTTTGGTAATGTTCGCAGTGTGAGTAGGCACGCTGGTGGTGTTGTGGTCGCAGAGAACCTAGACAAGCATATGCCACTAATCAACTCGGGTGGGGTAATGCAGACCCCATGGAGCGAGGGGCAGAACGTTCGACACCTAGAGCCGCTTGGGTTTATTAAGTTTGACTTGTTGGGACTCTCGACGCTACGCATGATCTCGGGTGCCATTCGGCACATCTTGAAGCGGCACCGTGGGATCGAAGACCCAACATTCGAGCAGGTCAGAGAGTTTTATGATAAGGAGTTGCATCCCGATGTGATTGACTTCGATGACCAGGCAGTCTGGAAGAATATCTTTCATCAGGGTAAGTGGGCAGGTGTGTTTCAGATGACCAGTGGTCCAGCCCAGGCTTTCTGCCAAGAGGCAAAGCCAGAGTCGCTTATGGACTTTGCGGCGATCACGGCGATCTTTAGGCCAGGTCCATTGTCGGCTAAGGCAGACAAGATGTATATTGCTAACAAGAGCAACACAAGCCAGGTGACTTACGATCATCCTCTTATCGAGGAGGTGCTAGGCGACACGTATGGGTTGCTAGTGTTCCAAGAGCAGTTGGCTATGTTGGCTCACAAGCTGGGAGATAACATCACGCTAGACGAGGGGAACCTTCTCCGCAAAGTTCTTACTAAGCGTGGCACAGGCAAAGACAGCGTGCGGAACAAGATTTATAATAAGTTCCTCAAAGGCTGTAAGGACAAGGGTCTAGCAGAAGCAAAAGCCAAAGACTTGTGGTCTAAGATGGAATACTTCTCAGGCTATGGCTTCAACCTGTCACATGCAGTTTCGTATGGGGCGGTGTCGTTCCAGTGCGCTTGGTTGGCACATTACTATCCGACCGAGTGGATCGCAGCGTTCTTAGACAAAGAGCCAGAGAAGCGCAAGATGGCAGCGATCAATACAGCGAAGTCGTTTGGGTTCAATGTTGTCCCTGCTAGCATCAACAAGTCAGGGATGGTTTGGGAGATCTCCGAGGATGGGCAAAGCTTGATCCAGCCTTTGACAGCGATCAAGGGTCTAGGGACTACAGCTATTCAGCAGGTCCTAGACAACAGACCATTTAATAATATTGAGGAGTTCCTGTTCAACGAGGACATCACATACTCCAAGCTCAACAAGAAGGCTCTAGATGTTCTAGTCAGGAGCAAGGCCCTTGACGAGTTGATGGACGACAGGTTTACAGGGACGAAACACTTTTGGTCTGCCGTTGCTGTGGACAGACCCCGCAAGGAAAAGAACCTGCTAGAGAACATCGATGCCTACAAAGATGAGGGCGAGTTCTCCAAGGAAGAGGAGATTGAGCATCTGACAACACTCACGGGGATCTATCCTATCGACCTTATCATGGACGACTTTACACGACAGTCGCTTATGAACAAAGGCTGCCCACCGATCTCCGAGTTTGACCCCGAGCTTATCCTTTGTTGGTTCATTCCGAGAGAGGTCAAGGTCAAGAAGACAAAGCACGGCAAGAAATATTATATTGTGTCAGTCACGGACCACAACGGGGCGGATGAGCAGATCAAATGCTGGGGTGTAAAAGACACAGACGTTATCAAAACCAATCGCATCTACGTCGGTAAGCTCAAGCATGAAGCACGGTGGGGATTTAGCACTTTCAGCATCAAGCATAATCTTAGGCTTTTATAGCAAATAGTAACTATTTATATTGTATATCTGCCAAGGCAGACCCCCATATGGAGAAATAATAATGAAGATTACTAGAGAAACACTACAGCAAATCATTAAAGAAGAAGTTGCTAAAGAGATGAACGAAGAGTACAGTCCGCAGGTTGAGGTAGCACTCAAGAAGATGATGGAAATCGCTCAAGAGATGGGATTATCACAGGGAGTTATGGATGACCTAATGGCTATAAAAGTACGCCATGGTGGAATGAAGCCAAGTGGTGAGCCCGTTGGCGATATCGACATGAGCGGGTACGACATATGAAGATTACTAAGGCAGAGCTAAAACAAATTATTAAAGAAGAGGTCTTACGAGAGGCGCAGTATGATCATAGACGGATGCGTCTTAAAGAACTGGATGACCTCATCGAGGATCTGAAGTTTATAGGACTCACTAAAGATGTAAAAGATATCCTCACACGTCATCTTGGGGAAATGTAGGGGAGCCAAAATGAAGATCACAAAAAACCAATTACGACAAATGATCAGAGAGGCACTTAGCTTCACAGATGCTGAAACGAAGCACATGGCTGACGCTTATATTAAGAGATTTATTGATAAACCTCAGATGCCTAAGCAAGGTGATGAGGACTATAAAGAAAAGCTTGAAGCTCTCTTGGCAGACCCAGCAGTCCTGGCGAAGGCTATTAAATTTACCCCAGGCAAAAATATGGAAGATAAGAAAGACGCCATTATAAAAACCCTCGGCTCCCAATTTGATCAGGACTTCTACCATATAAACAAGGCAGCGGTTGAGGTTATTAAAAGATACGGGGAGTCAAAATGAAGATTACAAAACAACAATTACAGCAGATTATCAAAGAAGAACTTCAAACAGAGATGGACTATTCCCAAGAGGGAAGGGACGAAAGATTTGAAGATGCACTGACCCAATCAAGTTATGAAGAGATAATTCAACTAGTGGGTATGCTTCTAAGAAAAGACCCTCAGAATGAAACGTTGCTTAGAATAGATGATTTGCTGAGTGGGGGTGGTTACTAAGATGAGGATCACCAAGGCACAGCTAAAGCAAATTATTAAAGAAGAAGTTGGACGCTACGCTGACCTTGGTAAGAACCCTCATGCAGACCAGCCACATGTTGCAGCTTTGATGGAAATGCGTCAAAAGATCGGCTCACTTTCAAACGACCTTATTGATAAGATGGGCGGCAGCGTTCCAATCCAAGATGCACAGAGCCATCTTGATGATGCTGCTAGGGCCATCTCTAAGGCAATGGACGAGATCATGTTCGCACTGGAGAACGACTAATGAAAATCACAAAATCAGAACTACGAAAAATTATAAAAGAAGAAATTATGAAAGAATTTTTCAAACCCTTTGGTCTAGGGGTCGGCCAGAAAAAAGAACCAAAAAATATGGATTGGCGTAAAGTTGTTAAGTCTGCTGGAAAAGCGAGCGATACGGTCGTCGCCCTCGGCGACGCCCAACAGGCAGCAGAGGCTGCGGGCGAGGATGAGGAGTTTGACAAAATGGTTAGTGAGTTATACCCTAAAGAATACAAAGCGCACTTTAGTGACTCGCAGAGGCTTGGGCTTAATTAGGAAAACACTATGAAAAACTTTCTACACAAATTAGTTAACTTATTCAATAGCAGCCACTGTTGCTGCTGCTGCGGTTGTTGCGCTTGCACTAGCTGCGAAGGGGCGTGTTAGATGAAAGAACTATTATCAGAGTGGCGCAAGTATATTGCAGAAGTCAGGTATTCTGGCAACCAGCTTGAAAGACGAGACGAGGTTGTCAAGGCAATGCTCAAAGAGCTTGGCTTGGATGGTAACGAAAACACAGACAAACAGACATACGGATATACTTACATGCTTAGGGCTGTAGCAAAAGGTCAGAACCTTAACGACAAGCAAACAGCGGTGCTCAAAGATCCTCGCTTCGAGAAAGCCACTGGTATGTTCATGGAGTTCAAGAAGGAACTAGAGGGACAAGATGCAGACCCAGAGATAATTTTTGAAACTGCAACGATGTTAACCAAAGAGGCAGGTCGTCGTCTATCTGACGAAGATGACTTAGGCTGAGGGATAACAAATGAAAATCACAAAACAACAACTACGACAAATCATCAAAGAAGAGATTTCAGATCGTGACAAAGACACGATGAATGATGTTATAGCAGAGCTTAAGAAAGCCGTGCAGGCACACAAGTCCCAGCATGAAAGATTGCAAGCTATCCTAGATAGACTGGTAGATAGCGAGGGAGAGTAAGATGAAGCTTACCAAATCTCAACTACTAAAAATCATTGAAGAAGAGATCGTCAATGAGCGTTGCCAGAAAGGCTATAAGACACACCCTACTCGTAAGACCAAAGTAATGTTTGGCAGAAGATATAGAAACTGTGTGAAAGCTGAGAGTGTTGAACTTGATGAAGCCACCCAAGGTGAGATGGCCATGGAGGAGCTTAACAAAGCAATCCATGCAGGTCTACTAGACAAAGGCAAGGACAACGATCTTTACGATGCTCTCATCAAAGCTGCTGACGTAGTTGAGGATGAACTAGCCAGAGTGCTAAAAGATATCTATCCTGGCTCAGGCAAGCCCAGCCTGAACATCCAGCCAATCAGATATCGCATCCTGCAATTTGACGTGTTCACGCCTGACCATGTTGAGTTCAACATTGAAGCCATCCCTAATCGTGGCGGTGATGCCACAGTATACAATCTGAAAGTTGAGTTTCCATTTGGCGACGACCAACTTGAGGACGAGAAATATGATGCCATCAAGAAGCTTCGTGGCGGGCATGGAAATATTAAAAGCATAAAGGGTGTTTTAAACCTAATTAAACAAGGTGGTAGCCTCTACAAGAGCCAGACAGGTTCATTGGCTGCCGAACCAGAAGCGCAAGCACAGTTACCATTTGGAGAAAGTAAGATGAAAAAGATCACAAAGAGTAAACTCAACACGATCATCAAAGAAGAGATCGAGAAAGTTTTAAAAGAAAACCTCGCTACAGCAGAGGGAAGAACCAAAATGATGGTCGCTTTTCTAAAGAAGCAGGGCATAAAGCTTGGCGATGAGGCAGTGAAAAATATAATGAAACTAGCCGATCCAAAGAGGGGTCTTTATAATAAAGTAAATGATCCAAAGATAACTTTCTTCCAGCAGCTAACGAAGATGGGTCTCATGGGTCAAGGCAAAGAAATGAAAGCCATGCAAGCCTATGAAGATTATGCAGAAGAAGCAAGAGATGAGCAAGAGTCGTTCGACTCAGGCGGCTACGGATCAGGATTCTAAACATGAATATTAAACAACTACGAGAATTTATTAAGCAAGTACAAAAAGAAGTCATGCAAGAACGCTATGACTTTTTACTTGATGAGCCCAACACACTCAACGAGGAAATGCTAGAAGAAGGCGTCTATGACCCAGGCATCCTCAAAGCTGTCTTTACAGCAGGTGGACCAGGCAGTGGTAAATCCTACGTGGCTGATCTGATGTTCGGCGTCAGAGATCCAGGCGGCAAAAAGAAATTTAATGCTGCTTCTTTCTTAGGTCGTTATGGTCTCAAGTATGTTAATAGTGATAACCTATTTGAGATAGGGCTAAAGAAGATGGGGATCCCGCTTGCTGACTTGGGTCAAATCTCCCAGCTTGCCAAAGAAGAGGGCGAGTACAAAGGTCAGGATGCAGCAGAACTAGCAGCACAGATTGGCTTGCTTGGTAAGCGCCCTGATTCTGTTCGCAACATCGCAAAAGATAAGCTTAATAAATTAAAGGACTTCTACGCTAGCGGTCGCTTGGGTATGTTAATTGACGGCACAGGCAAGGACTTTGAAAAACTAAATCGGAAAAGACAAGCCCTAATCGATCTTGGGTATGATACCTACATGATCTTTGTAGATACCTCGCTTGAGCGTGCACAAGAGCAAAATGCCAAGAGAGAAAGAAAGTTAGATCCTGAAGAAGTTGAGAAGATGTGGCAACAAGTTCAGGACAACAAAGAAAACTATCAAGAGTTGTTCGGCGTAAAGAACTTCACAATCGTTGTCAATAACGAGCCAGTGCCACCTAGCAAGGAGGCAACTAGAGCAGTGCAAGAATTTGCTCAGGCACCAGTTGGAAACCCGCTAGGTCAATCTTGGATGGCTACACAGTTGGCCGCTAAAGATACTTCGGGCGATGCACCAGCAGAAGAACCAGCCGCCGAAGAGCCTGCTGAAGAATAAATAAATCCTTTACATCTGATGTAGATGTGTTATCCTTTTGTTAGAAAGGCAGCCCATGGATAAAAAACATAAAAAGCGCCTGAAAAGAAAAGCAAAAAACAAGAAACAAAAGCAGCAATCTGAGGAAGCCCAACGGCGGATGCAGAAGCAGATTAATTTGTTTGACAAACTACCAAAAATATGTTCTACTTGTAGTATGGAATTCCCAAAGACAAGAGAAGCACACATGAGTTGGAAAGTAGTAGTTAGAGCTAAGAACGAGATGGTTAGGTTATTCTGCCCAGCCTGTCAAAACAAAGTCACTGAACTTGTAGGAGAACAAAGTGAAGTTTAAAGAAGCAGTCACTTATGATGACATGCTTTTGGTGCCGCAGTACAGCGATATCGAAAGTAGGAGCGAGGTAGACATTACAAACTACCTTGGGCACAGAGAGTTTACTTTACCTATCATTGCTTCACCGATGGACACCGTGTCTGAAACAGAGATGGCAGTCACCATGATTAACGCTGGCGGGCTTGCTGTACTCCACCGTTACAACTCTATCACAGAGCAACAAGCTATGGCAGTCGAAGTAGACAAGGCTACTAACTTGGTTGAGAAAAAGCTCGCCGCTGCTATCGGCGTGACGGGTGATTACCTAGAGCGTACCGAGGCGCTTATCAGTGCTGGTGTTGATATCCTCTGTGTGGATGTTGCCCATGGACATCATGCCTTGATGAAGAAAGCACTTACGACTTTGCGGCAAGAATATGGAAATAATATTTATATTATGGCAGGCAACGTCTGCACGTTAGAAGGTATCAACGATCTTGCTGATTGGGGTGCCAACGCAGTGCGCTGTAATATTGGTGGCGGCTCCATTTGTAGCACTCGTATAGTCACGGGTCATGGATTACCAGGCTTGCAAACAATCTTTGATTGTGCTAAAACAGACAGAGATGTTGCAATCATCGCAGATGGCGGAATCAAAACCTCTGGAGATATTGTCAAAGCCCTAGCCGCAGGAGCCGACTTTGTGATGTGTGGGTCTCTTCTGGCAGGCACAACTGAGAGTCCTGGCAGGGTGATCAGTCTACCCGATAATAGCAGGGTCAAAGAATATCGAGGCATGGCCTCTAAAGATGCACAAATGAACTGGCGCAACAAGTCTTCTACCCCAGAGGGCGTTGCCTCATATATTCCATTTAAGGGCAGTGCTATTGATATCTTGAGGGATCTTGATGGCGGTATTCGCAGTGGATTATCTTACACTGGTGCTCGTAGTATTGACGAGCTACAACATAAAGTAGAGTGGGCCCGACAAACCTCAGCAGGCTTGATCGAGAGTGGTACGCATATTCTAACAACCCAAAGCGGGCGGAGAAAATAGATGCATAAGTTAGAGAATGGTAGTGTTTGTTTTGATTTCTTTGATCGGGTAAGGAGGTCGTGCAGCAAGACTGATTGCCGACACTGGATCGACTATGAAGGCGATAGTAACTGTTCTATTGTCTGCGCCAACAGGAACCCTGGCGGGCTAAGCCTGAGAGAAGTGGCAGCACGGCTGGATATTAGTTTCCCAAGGGTCAAGCAGATTCAAGACAAAGCAGTAGAAAAAGCAGCCAAAAGAGGACTTTTTGATTTCATGGAGGAATAATACTTTTTATATAACTATTTACTAACAGTTGACGAGCGAAGTCAGCTAAAGTATATCTAATTTAAGGAGTTGAATAAATGACAAAGAAAGATAAACTACTAAATGAACAGACCATCCGTAGATGGGCAAAGTTAGCTGACCTAAGCGTTATTAACGAAAACGTCTTTGAGGATGAAGAAGAAACAACCACAGATACCGAAGAGACAGTAACTGAAGATGAAGCTGTCGCTGAGGAAGGCACCATCGAAGAAGAAGAAGGTGATATGGGCGAGGAAGAAGGTGATATGGAAGTAGACATGGACGCTGGCGAAGCAGACGATGCCGAAGGCATGGATGTTGTCCAGGCTGTCCTTGCAGCCCTTGAGCCATTTGGTGTCGAAGTAGACGAAGAAGATGCTGGTGAAGAGATGGAAATGGACGCAGCCCCAGAAGCTGAAGAGCCAGCAATGGCAGACCCAGCAATGGATCACGGAATGGGTGACTATGGCAACCGCCAGGACGAAACACTCGACCTAGAAGTTGTTGACGATGAAGCCTTGACCGAAGCTGTTCTTAAGCGAGTACTCAAGAGAATCCTTTCAAACAAGTAAAGTAATCCTTTACACTTTGTCATTTGGAATGTAAGATGTAGGCCAGGTTGGAATATACTTGGTCTACATTTTTTTATGGGAGAAAAATGGATTCCCGCAAGATGAAAATACTAAAATTGTTGAAGCTCATTAGTAAAACTGATGATGACAATCTCATCTCAGCAGAAAAGTTGTTTGTTGCTAACCGAGTTTTGTCACTTGCCTACCAGCAAGTTGACGATGGTATCATAACTGTAGACAATCTCTCTAGCTATGTTCAGGCGCTTATTGAATACAGAGATGATAAATTGCAATTTAACTTTAAAATTGATGAACAAACTGGAGAAGAACAGGTATACTTTACCCGTGATGATGCGTCTTTGTATCGAGACCTGTATGCGAAGATGTTCAGACCCAGTTTTCAAAACAATAATCTAACAGGAGATGATTATGCCGAGGAAGAAGAAGACGACTCAGAAGGGTCGTGAAAAGAAGGAAGAGGTAGACGTCCTAATTGAGGATGATGCCTTATCAATGGAAGTGATTTCTATTGAAGATCTCACGGAAGATGAAATCAGAGAGGTGGTGCCGACACTAGTGGAGGTGCCGATGGAGAAGAGGAACCCACGGGCAATTAACTTTTGTGGGGATCTCAACGAGGAGTCTGCATCGGCCATTATCTCTGCTATGATTTACCACAACCATAATAATAATTTGGTGTTGGTGAATCAGGAGAAGACAAAGCAGTACATGGCTGTGAAGCCAATGCAGTTTTATATTTCTACCTTTGGTGGTAATGCTGCCGACATGTTTGGTATTCATGATCTGATGTTATCAATGAGATCGGCTACTCCTATTGAGACTGTTGGCTTAGGTAAGGTTATGTCAGCAGGCGTGCTTCTCCTGGCATCGGGTGCTGAAGGTTCCCGCTTCATTGGTAAGAATACCAGAGTAATGATTCACTCTCTTCGAGCAGGTCATGCAGGTGCGATGCATGAATTAGAAACTGAATACGAGGAGACAAAATGGTTACAAGATCAATATATACAGGCGTTATCTAGCGTAACAAACATGAACAAGCGAATGATCAAGAAGATGATGGAGAGGAAGACAAATGTTTATATCAATGCTAACCAGGCTATTGAATATGGTATTGCAGACAGAATCCTCGACCAGTCCTATTGGGACGTCCCAGAATAAGGAGGCGGTAGAGTTGAGAAGCTTAGAAGAACTTATTGCTGACAGAGAGGCAGTGATGGCAGCCTACGAAAAGAAAGGCTACAGATTCTTTGACGGCGGTAAAGATTATAATGTTAATCTTTTTGGCGTAAGAGTTGACAACCCAGAGAGTAATCGGTTTGATGATTATCTTTGTGCAGTCTATAGAGAGGGTGGCGAGTGGAAGCACCATGTTTGGTCAGCAACCACAGACCCAGGGAGACACTGGCTTCAGAACCCACTAAGCCCAAAGGGTACAGCGATTCTTATGCCAGGTCAGTATCGTTCGACTTGGAAGATTGCCAAACATCAGGGTAAATATGAAGCACTCTGTCAGCGCAAACCAGTTAAGGTTTGGCGGGACAATAATAAAGATGATATCCTAGACTATGGCTGTGAAGAAACACAAGAGGGTCTGTTTGGAATCAACATCCACAGAAGCAACCCAAGGACGCAATCTTATCTGGTAGAGAAGTGGTCAGCAGGCTGCCAAGTGTTCCAGAAGGTTGACGACTATAATCTCTTCATGGAGATATGTAATAAGTCTGCAAAGGCCTTTGGCAATTCATTTACATATACTCTGTTCGAGGAACGGGATTTTGCCAGTTAGAAAACTATTTATAACATTGAGGGGTATTTTATCATGAGTTCATTCCAAATTAGCAAAGCTAGGTTGAAGCAAATTATTAGAGAAGAGCAGATTAAGCTCGACGAGATCGCTCGTCCCATCGGCGCTGGCTATGGTGACAACAAGGATGCTATGGAGGCTTTGTCCATGGCTGCTAAAGCGATCCGCAAGGTCCGTGAGAGCAATACCCCGCTAGCTCAGGATGTAGGCACCGACGCATATATGTTGGCTAAGAGGGTTGAGGAAAACCTGACTAAATTGATAGACATGATCGGCGGACCAGCAATGCAACCAGGCAACCGTCAAGAGAATATAGAGGAAGCGAGATTCTCCGAGTATGGCAAGATCGATGCTGAAATGGGCAACCCCCCATCGAAGATTGGACAAGGCGACGAAGAATACATGAAAGCATATAACGCAGTTCTTGTTGCGAAAGGTGAAGAGCCTCTCCCTGTAGTGAAGCCTGACCAAGCCTATCTAGATGCCCTACGCAGTGGCAAGCAAGAGGGCAAGCAAAAGTCAACTAAAAAGTATGACGACAATCCCAAACTAAAAGGCGACCAAGACGAGTTGCCCGACAGCCTCCAGAAGGCCATCATCAAGAAAGCGGGTGGTGACGCAGAAGAAGAGGACGAGGAAAAGAACGAAAGCCTAGACCTTGAGGCAATGATTCGCCAGGAAATCTTAGCAGCCCTGAACGGAGCATGACATGCCAGGGCACAACCCCTATCATACACTAGCGTCTGATCCACAAGTTGCGCTAGAATATAAAAATAAGATATCAGCCCTAAACAAACGTATGGCTGTTAATGGCTTTAATTACGACAGAGACTACGATGGCATGAACGACAAGCAGCGCAGCGTGTTCACGATGGGACTGTTCGTTGTGCCAGAGCAGGCAGACAGTATAGATGAGTATGTTGAGTTTGGTCATGACAATTGTGATTGTCCTGATGTGATCGATGACTTACGACAGACGTGCCCTAACTTGATGGCAGGCGTGAAGGACATCCAGCACAGCATGAGAGAGTCGCAACAAAAAACTATAGAGACAAGCCTAGAGCTTCTTATAGAACAGTGCATCAATGAGATTATTCAGGAAGGCAGAGGTGTGATGCACCCAGACACCCTTGGTCTTAAGCTAGCTAATAAAGAAGGGCAAGCGATAGAGACGATCGGGCAACAATTTATTAAGATAGGCGAACCAGAAACAATAACAAATCAAGAACAACTTGCTCTAGCTGTATATCAACTTGTAGCTAAACAAAATAAAATCCCTGCCCCCAACAATTTAAAGGCTGCCTTGGCTAACAACAAGCTCAGTAAGCTTGTTTTATACAGTAACGCTGAGGGACAAGAGGACAAGTTACCCGCCAGAGTCAAGTCAGCCCAGATTCTCCTTGCGAAGATGGACAAAGGAAAGACTTTAGGAAAAGAGGTATACGCTTTTGTGAAGTACGGTAGTGGGCAGACAAGCCCAGGACCACCATGGCAGCAAACACAATTCCGACAACAGACAGGTTTTGGTTCTAAAACCACGCAGGCTGGGAAAGAGATTCAAGAAGTAGGTCCAAGTTTATTGGGCGGCAGCCGTGATCAGAAGATGGCTCTCAACTCCGTCCCAGGCTCACTTGACCAGGCTGTGTTAGGTAAAATAGATACTGCTTTGGCAAGGAGTCTTCCTGCTTATCTCAAAGCAGCAGTTGCGGGACAAGCCTTGCCTGTTCTACAATTCGAGTCAGAGGAAAATAGAGATCAGTACTTGCCATCAATTTTTAAATACTTAAGCGAAGTTACAGGTCCAATATTCTTAGCCACAGGTAACAAAACATATTTGGGTAACGACGCTGTGCTAGAGAGTGCCCTGGATAATTTACTCAAGCCACGAGGTGTTAATAACTGGACTGAGAACGACGGCGTATCATGGCCTATGTCTAAGAACGAAAAGCTAAAAGATAGTTATGTTCACTTTGGTGATAAGCAAGATATCATGGTTAGCTCAAAGGCTGGGAAAGGTGCCAACCCAAGCGTGGCAGAACTCTATGCAGAGTTGGCGGATATAGAGCAGGAAGAGAAGCAGCAGCTAATAGAATTGTATGGACCAGGCAACCCTTCAGGGATAAACTTATACACTGGCAATATGGAAGACCCAGGTATTGTGGACATGATGGCTGACAAAAGATATAGTTGGTGGGATTTAGTTATACGGATGCATGTTGAGATAGCAGGCGACTACAACCTAACGGGTGATCAGTACAACCAAATCAGAGAGTTGATGAAGGCTGAAAAAGCTAAGAGATGGCCTAGAGAGATGGCACCAGTAGCGGACAAGAATATAAAAGCCAAACTTGATAAGTTCAAGGCACTCTTCAATCCCAACACAGACAAGTCCGATTATAGCGAGGCGCTCCATATTATTGCTGGCATGGCAAAACTAGCACAGCGGACTGTCAACAACGCAGAAGATAAGAATGGAGAAAAGATCTTTACAAACTTTGCTAAGGCGATGTATAATAGATTACCTTTAGTACAGATCTACGCAAAGAGGGGAGCTTATGTGGCAGATGGCGATACAGGCATAAAGTCGGGACCATTAGATATCATCTACCCAGCTAAGTTTGATGGCGAGATCCGAGTTGACGGCGGCAAGAACTATTATGCCACTGGCAACAAAGGCAAGATGACGATAGCGATTAAATAGCAGAAAGTGAGGAATAGTGGGAACACTACTCAGATACCCAGGCGGTAAAGCCAGAGCATTAAAAAAGATTATTAAATACTTCCCAGAGGACCTTACTGAGATGGTTAGTCCTTTCTTTGGTGGTGGTGCGATTGAGATCCACTATGCACAAAAGCACAAAACACGGGTGCATGGATACGACTTATTCCCTCAGTTGGTACAGTTCTGGGAGATGACGCTGCTAGATCCTGAGCGCCTAGCCGAGGAAGTGACCGTGCTAAAAAATGCTAACCCAGACCTTACAGAGATTTGGACACAGGCACAAGATACGCTGCGTAACACAGAGGTCACTCAAGATAATGCTTTTGCACTAGCTGCACTGTTCTATGGAATCAACAGATCATCATTTAGTGGCACGACTTTGAGTGGTGGCTGCTCTAACGAAGCGTACCATAAGCGGTTTACCCCGTCGAGTATTGACCGTCTTAGAAACTTCAAAGCTCCCACGCTGACTGTAGAGTGCGCTGACTTTGAAGATAGTCTGTCAAAGCATGATCCTGACGTGTTCGTGTATGCAGACCCGCCATACCTTTTGGAGAACTCCTCGCTCTATGGGGATCGGGGCAACACACACAAAGACTTCGACCACCAGAAGTTATTTGAGGTTATGAGGCAGAGAAACAATTGGGTGATGTCCTATAATCCGCATCCTGATATTATTAGCCTATACGAAAGCGAGGGGTATAAGATTGAATACCCTGAGTGGAGCATGGGTATGAAGAACATATACACAGTTGGGCAAGTCAAGCAGCGCACAGATATTAAGAACCTAAGAGATTCCGTGGCCGCCTTGTCTTCTGCCCCTCTATTAGAAGATTTTCAAGGAGCCCTAGAAAAGATGGAGTCCTTGCTAGCTAGCGAGCTAAAGAGCCTGACCAAAGACATGGGCAAGGCAGGAGAGATACTGATTTTGAATGTAAAGGGAGATTAATATAATGACAAATATATTATTTGGATCAGAAACACAAAACAAATTACTAGCAGGAGTTGATAAGTTAGCCAATGCTGTTAGCTCAACACTCGGACCAGCAGGGCAGAATGTTATCCTGTACCAACGGGGTGCACCGCCCGTGGTGACCAAAGACGGCGTAAGCGTGGCACGAGTTGTGGAAGTTGAAGATGACTTCGAGCAAGCTGGTATTGATGTGGTTCGACAGGCTAGCATGGAGACCGAGAAGTCTAGTGGCGACGGGACAACTACAACAGTTGTGATTGCTCGTGATCTCCTACGAGAAGCTCAGAAGCAATTAGCGGTTGGCGTATCGGGCGTAGAGATGAAGCGAGGCATCGACTTAGCTACCGAAGATATTTTAGGTCAGCTTGATGAGATGTCTAGCCCTATTTCATCTGAAGAAGATATTGAGCACGTAGCAACTGTGTCAGCCAACGGTGACACAACGATTGGACAGTTGGTTGCATCAGCAGTTGTAGCTGCTGGTAAAGACGGCGCAGTCAAGATTGAAGAGAGCAGGTCACTGGAAACGAAGCTGGATGTTATTGAAGGCTTCAAAGTATCAGCAGGGTATGTCTCACCTAAGTTTGTGACAGACCACAGACGTAACGCAGTAGAATATAATAATGCTTTAGTTTTGGTTACAGACCATGAGCTAGATTCATTAGAGGAGATGCTACCAGTTCTTGAGGTCATCGCTCGTGATGGACGACCTTGCATCATTGCGGCAGAAGAGGTCACAGGTCAACTGTTAGCATCTCTGATTATCAATCGTATGCGTAATGGTATGAAGATCGCTGCGATCAAAGCGCCCGAGTACGGTGAAGAACGACGGGCTATTTTGTCCGACATTGCGGTTACTACTGGTGCTACGTTTATCAGCAGGGACAGTGGTATTCGACTGGGGGATATTAAATTAGAACACTTGGGGGCCTGCAAGAGCGTAGAGATCCTCAAGAACAGAACAACTTTTGTTGGCGGCAATACAGACTTTGAAGAGCTTGACACTTTGGTGGAGACACTAAAGAAAGAAGTTGAGACCACAGAAGATATGCACGAGGCGACAAAGATTCAAGAGCGCATCACTCGATTAGCATCAGGCGTGTCAGTATTGCAAGTTGGTGGAGCAACCGAAGTTGAGGTAGAGGAGAAGAAGCATAGGTTTGAAGATGCACTTGAGGCAGTGCGAAGCGCACAGGAAGAAGGCGTGGTCCCTGGCGGTGGTATTAGTCTGATTCGTGCAGCTATGGCACTACCAGAGCGAAACTTTGAAACTAGAGGCGAGCTTCTAGGCTATCAAACATTAGTGTCAGCTTGCTACTCTCCGCTGCGGCAGATTCTCGACAACGCTGGGATCTCTAGCGATGTGGTAATAAACTCCATCCCTACAGGTGAAGACACCAATCTAGTTGGGTTTAACGTGAGGACGGGCAGATTCGAGGACTTGATTGAGGCAGGTGTCATCGATCCCGTCAAAGTAACAAAGTCAGCAGTTACAAATGCTTCGTCAGCAGCAGGAATATTAATCACAACAAACTGCTCAGTTTTACGGAAGCAAGAGGATCAAAAGGCAATCTGAAAACTAGTTACTGATAGTTCTATAAATAAGGAAGCCCAGCATTAGTCTGGGCTTTTATTTTACCCAGAGGTATGTTCCAAATGAGTCAAGATCAATTATTAAAGCTAATGCTGGAAAAGCTAGAAAAGGTTGAGAACAAAGTAGTCAATTCGCCTGCAATGAATGGTGGGTTTGACAAGTTGTTGGGCGAAGTTGGCCATATTAAGGAGGTTCAGGGCGAGGTTTTAGATGCCGTAAAAGGCATTAAGAAAAGTCTTTATGAACCAGACTCTGGTCTTTACAGTCGTGTGAAACAACTTGAAGTTGAAAGTGACCGCCGCCAGGAATTTATAAATGAATCTAAGCCAGCACTAGAATTCTCTAAAGAGTTGGCTGTATGGAAGAAGCAGGCAGACAGAGAGCTAGAGCAATTTGAAAAAATGCAAATAGAGTTTGCCAAACTTCAAGACTGGAAAGCGGGCGCTCAAAAAGTGATCTGGCTCATCGCTACTGCCGCTGGTGGTATGTGGGTCAAGCACTTCATGGATTTAATGATGCAATGAGCTATTTGCTCTTTGCCGCCCTATTTACCCTACCAACGTTTTATTATCGCAAAAAACTCAAAGAGTGCGAAATAAAAAGAAAGAATCTTATTAAGAACAGTTGGCAGTGGGAGGACTGGGGCGAATGAAAAACTGGAAACCATTTTTTATAGAGAACAGCAAGGTGCCTGTTATATTATCTTACTTTGCACCATTGAACATTGGTGCGATTACTATTTTCTTTTTGGTGTTCAGCCGAGGCAAAATGGATGAGGTAACCAAGCGACACGAAACTATCCACTTCCAGCAAACACTTGAGACTGGTGTGATTGGGATGATATTATTATATGTTTGGGATTATCTGGTCGGTTGCTGGAAGTACCGCAATGACTGGAAAGGTCAGAAAAATACCCGTGGGTGGGAGTATCACTCTGCTGCTAACAAAGCCTATCATCGTATCCGAGCAGAACAAGAAGCCTATAATAATGAACTAGATGTTGACTACCTCGCAACCCGCCCACGTTACGAGTGGATAAAAAAATATAAAGTTTAATTTATAATTTCCTTGACTTCTAAACATGCTGTGGTAGTATGAATTGTAAGGAGAGAGAAATGTCTTATTCTTTCATGTACCCCCGCCGTCGAAAGGCAGAGCGCCTTGAGTTGGACAATGGGGCTGCACGTTTTGAGGCGCTGCTAGCCAAAGAATTGAAGCCTGGCGACCGTAGGTTTGCTGAGTCGCTTCAAGGTCAGCTTGAGTCAGGTCTGACACCTAAGCAGATTGAATGTGTCGAGCGCATGGAGGAGCGTTACTCTGATGAGGCTATCGCTGCTCGTGATGCATGGGCGTCCAGCTACAAAGCAGAGGGTCACCGTGAGATCGCTATGATCTGCGCTCAGTACTACATGACGACTAGCTACTTCCGTGACCTTGCTCACAGTGTCCTTACTGATGAGAACTTTATTCCAACCGAGCGCCAGTTCAACGCTCTGACCAAAAACAAATACGCCAAGAAGGCTATCGCTGCTGCAACTGAGCCGCCTGCCTTCCCTATCGGTTCACTTTGCAAGATCCGCTCCAATTACAACTTGGTTCAGCGTCATGATCTTCACAACCAAGTTGGCTTGATTGTGGCTAATCACCCTGTCGGTCTCTGGCCTAAATCAACGGTGCTTGTCAACGGTGAGCAAGTCAAACTCGAAGACCGTTGCCTGAAGTCAGCGGGTAAATAAATTATACACTCACTAGCATAATGTGATAAAAGGGGATACATAGTATTGTAAGAGGTTATTCTATTGAATCCAAAAGCATTTATATTTGATATGGACGGGACCTTAACTGAGTCCCGTCGTCGTATAACAGAGCAGACACTGAGTGCGCTGAAAAGCCTCAGCCCAGCCAAGCTTTATCTGGTCACGGGATCAGACATGGTAAAAGTTGTTGAGCAGATGGGCACAGACGTTTTGTTAGAAAAGTTTGAGCGTGTGATGGCTTGCAATGGCACTAGGGTCTGGAACTGTAATCTGGATATGGATGACGAGATGTTGTCTTACGAACCAGAGCTAATCCACAAGGTCAGCTTGACTGACTATTATTCTCAGGCTGATGTTAATCATATCATAAGCACGCTGTTGAGACTCGCTGCTGATAACCACACAAAATATAAGACAGGCACGTTTGTCGAATGGCGAGATAGTCAGATTAATTTCTCTTTGATCGGCAGGAATTGCAGCCTGGAGCAACGAGATGACTACGCCAAGTGGGATGAGAAGTCTGGCGAAAGAGACAGAGCAATTGAGCAACTAAGAGAAACTTTTAAGAACTGGGGTCTATCCTTCAGAAAAGGCGGACAGATTTCAATTGATATTACTCGTAGAGGCTGGGATAAATCATACGCTCTTCGGAGCATAGCAGAATCACCAGAGGACTGTGTTTTCTTTGGGGATAGGATTGAGGGGAACGGAAACGACAGTGACATAGCAGTATTGTGCGGCGCATACCATGAAGTGTCTGGGCCAGAAGAGACAGTTGAGATTATTAAATCAGTATATAAAAAATAAGGAGGAACTTATATGAGAGCAAATATTAACCTAAACATTCATATTGATCAGGTAAAACAATTATCAAAAAGCTTGCTAGCTAACGAGGGGCAAAGATTAGTTGAGCTAGTGAAGGGGTTTAGTGAAAGCATTATGGAACCGCACAGCGAAGAGGATTTTGATGAAGTGTTAGAAAATTTAAACGAACTAAGAGAGCACCTAGCAGATATTGATATGATGCTAGCGCAAGCAGGTAACATCTTAAGCGGCTATCATAATCGGGATCAAGATCATGAGACTGAGATTGATGCAGTTAAATTGAAGTCCAGCATTGAACAGAGGCTACAGCAGGCAGAGAAGTTTAATAGCTTCTTGGAAAAGATTTCCGATCAGGTGATCGAGGAGACTACTGAAGATGCCGAGGAATAGCGTAGCACACTTCTTTGCACAGGGCGACCTAGTTTACTTACCAGCCAAGACACACTTGACAAGATATGATAATCAGGGGGTTGCGAATGAGTTTTGTTTCCTACCAACTCCAAAGAACGTAGTGTTCCATCGAGGCTTGCTGAATCAGGGCAAAGTAGAAATTCTTTATGAAGGAGAGATTTGGTGCGTGCAAGAGGAAAGCTGCTTCATGCCATGACCCAGAAGGTAAAAGCTAATACGTGGCTTAACCTTTATGACTATTATGCCACCAATCATCATATCCCAATTGACTTTTGGTATGACAACGATCAGCCAGGAGGTCCTTATCTTAATAATCATTTTGAGCCTATTACCAATAGGAGATTTAACCAAGTATCGGAAGACAAGAGAGACCTCAGTAGGGTTAGGTTAGTTTTCCTCAGAACTTTGTTAAATTATCAGCCAGGATATAAGCGGCTATGCCATAAAGACGGGCGACCAGTGTGGGCACATAACATAAAGTACGAGGGCTTCAACGTTAATGAAGGCAGGATGATATCTTTCAATTTAAGCAACGAGGCGAAAAGATTTATAGTTGGTGAGAAACACGTTCTTTTTCTAGAGGATGATCAGTTTATAAACCCAAACCACCACTTTTTTATGCTAAGTCATCGGCTAGCATTTTCTTGTTTTGGTAGTCCATTTGTCTCCAAGAGATGCATAGACTTGATGTACGAAAACAATGAAGAGCTAGAATCTAAAAAAGATTTCCTTCAAAGGATTGATGAGGACGCTGATATAAAGATCGGCTCGCTGGTCGAAGTACGGATGGGGCTGTTCGCACCAGACTTTAAGTATAGGAAAAACTTGCTGATCACAATGGCCGAAAAGTACTGTGATGTTAAAGATTACCCTGAAGGACACCCAGGTCGAACCAAGTTGTTCTCTGGACTTAAAGGTTCCTCTGCCCTGTCAGGCATATCTGAAAGTCAAGAGCCAGCTTATGTTGAATTTATTAATTGGTGCAGGGAGAGTAAAGATTGCGTATTCCCATTAGGACTGGTGCTCAGGAAGGACCCAGTTCCAAGCCACCAAAAAGATGGCGGGAAAGAATCATTCACCGTAAAGTTTGGTGATGTAGTATATGAAGAAGTACACCCAATACAATTGGAGGCAATAAAGAATGTATAAATTGATAGTAAAGAACGCTTGTCCTTTCTGTGTATCAGCGATTGAGTTGCTTAAGGAAAAGAATCTCCTTTACAGCGTGACATCTGTTGATGGAAATCCCGAGCTTTTACGAGAGGCAAAGGCTAATTACAATTGGCAGACCGTACCAATAATAACAAAGGTTGACCATAACGGCACTATGTTTATTGGCGGCTACACGGATCTTAAAGAGCACTTGGAGACAGGTAAAACTTTGTTGAGGGGATAAATGTCTAGCAGTAAAAGCTACGGGATAAAAGTTAATACGATTATCAGTAGCGTCGAATATCTGATGGAGATAAGGACCTACGCCGAATCTATTTTAATAGGTTACGACGAAGATTCAGAGTTTTACTCTAAGGACTTATTGAGAGAGCTTTGCGCTTTTATTGCAGCGGTTACAGCACAGGTCGATTGGGTGCTAGAGGATATTGTCCCCAGGCAACCAAAAGACGGTGTAGTACCAGTAACACCAGAGGAAGTAGATACCATGAAGCTTTACAGTGAAATGGTGAACGACAGAATTATAAACCTGAAGAAGTATAATATTTCTTTTAAGGAGCATTAACAAGTGTTGAAAAGTGTCGTACAATATGGACAAGTTGCAGCTACTGCTGTTATTGGACTTGCTTTTCTAGGGATGATTGCAACTACCATGTTGTTTGATAGGGGCGAGACCTAATGGCTCACACTAAGTCAGAAATAGTGTACCTAAAAAGTATAATGGCAGGAGACTCAGAATCTCAGGCCAGACAAAACATTATTCGGTTAGGTCTACCAGACATATCAAACCAGACCGCTAATCTGTGGTGTAACCTTTATATTCCAATATTAAATCAAAACCGTATTTATACGACTAACGTAATATCTGGTACCATGTCAATGGTTGAGGTGGTCAGGAGTATCCGTTCTAGAACGAAAGGGAACGAAAATGAATGAAGAGAAATCGTGGTTCAAGGCTTTTTGTGAGAGCAACCGTTTAAGGTATCGCCTGGCAGAAGATGCACATCCGATTGCAGTTTCGGCTGGTCGGTGGAAAAATGATCAATTTTATGATGGATTTGGGCAAGGCATCATTGGTATCTTTGTTCAACGTGATACTAAAACACAATACACTTATTTGAAGAAGCGTCTAATCGAGAAGTTTGGCTGCAAGGTCAGACAGGACGGTGAGACCGAAGGGTGTTTTACGGTCGAAGCATGGGCGGCGATCCCCATCGCCAAGCACCTGCGAATTACCAAACACAAGCGTAGGGTATCAAATCCCAAGTGGCTGCACGAAGAGAAGTAGTGATATGAAAAACAGGCTTGAGGAGGAGGATATCAAGTTAATTGGCAACTTGATGATAAAAAACTCTCATAAAGATATAGATAAATTAGTAGGTTCTTTAGCGGTCCAATTAACTTATTATCACAACCAGAGAGAATTGCATCGTTACTTAAACCCAATCTTTTTCTTAGCGGGGCTTCTTATAGGTTACTATATCGGAGCCTAAAGGAGGCTCGGTGGAGGCCAAAGTTGCTTTCTATAAAGGCAAAGGAAGATGGCATAATCGCTTCATAAGATATTGGACTAAGAGTAGATATTCACACGCCGAATTAATAATAGACGAAGAATGTTATACTATTGAGCCATTCAATCTGGAAGGCGTTAGGAAGAAGCGTTGTGATTATAATGAAGATGACTGGGATTTCATATCATTTAAGATTACGGACGAACAAAAAGAAATATTCAATAATTTCTTTAACAAAACAAAGGGACAAGGATATGATTGGGTTGGAATGTTGGTAAGTCAAGCGTTACCAAACTATTTTGTTAAGTGTGTAAGTAAATGGTATTGTTCAGAATGGATTATATATGCCCTACGGCTCACAAACATTATTGGTCCTGTCTATGAATTGTCGGACCTATCCCCTAATAAATTACATCAACTCTTAACTGAGGAAAAAAATAATGCCATCTGAAGAACAGATTTACTATAGTATTCCATCGCACACGAAAGAGGCCGCAGGACTATCAGATAAATACTGGGACCTGACTCATGCCCAGAAGATCTTTGTTAGTGATCTGGTTGATGCTTGCGCTGAACAGTTTAAGGGTCATGTGCTCAAAGACGGCGAGATTGACATTGATCTTCTTGCAGACTCTTTAGACCTAATCAAAGATGCAACTGAAGAGATCCAGAAAGTAAGAGAACACATTGTCAACTTCCAAATCAAATCATAAACGTGAGATGATGTTTGCTGTCGGTGATTTAGTTATTTGCACCGACAAGCGAGACAACAAAGTCCAGCGTGTTATGTGTTCGTATGGTCCTGCACATCATATCGCCACACCGCATGGTGTCGCCTTCAATAGAGAGCTTAAGTCTTTACGGAATGACAGTGCGTATGATCCTAATCCTTACACGCATTATTATGGCGCATGTGGATTAATCACGAGAGTCAAACAAGCATCTGATGATAGAACTAAGGGGCTGTATGAGATTCTGATTGATGGCAGCACTTATATTGCAGAAGATTACGTTTTGCACAGGCACATGGTCAAGCCCTAAACTGATCGCCATACTGCGCCATGAGTCTGTCTAATAAATTTTGTCTCTGCTCATCGTTTTCGGCTAAGTACCATTGGTAAGCTAGAGTGCCTTGCTTGGTTCTTATTTCCCGCTCCATATCTGTTATAGCAGTTTGGAGCGATTGATTTTCAGCCTCAAGCAAGTACTCGGGCACGTCTATGTTGTGTTTCATGCATAAGGCAACTAACTCTGCTATATTGTTGTTTTCGTATGCTTCTCTAGCCTTAAAGAAGTCCTCTACATAATCATTGTTTTGTGTTTTATCAGGATGTGTTTTGTCTATCAGTTTCCTAAATAGTTTCTTTGCGTTCGGATCTTTTGGACCTCCTGAACTTGACGGCATATCAAGATCCTCCTCGCCGTGCCCAAGGTCATCAGGTGTTTCAAATATATCTGCACCTTCAATAACATCTTCAGATAATGGCCCCCCAGGATCAGGCTCGCCCTCATCTTTGGGTCCATACCCAGAGTATACCCCTTGTGACTCCATGAGTTTGCGCCATAAATCGGATGATCTCATCTCTCGATCACCTTCGGCACAGCATTCTTCCATGTATTCAAATTCACTCTTAACCCAGCTATATTTTGATCTGAGTCTTTTGTTTGTCTTTTTAGCTTTAGGGTTTGGTAAGGACATAATATAAATAGCTATACGCAACCAACAAAGTGTGATAATAATATACTATGAGCGAAGAAAAAAAGAAGACCCCGCCGAGAAAGGATCGCATCCGAGCAAAGAAAGGCTCGCATAAGCTTACTGAGCGGCAAGTAGAGATGATTAGATCTCAGAAAGGGAAGATGAGTGTTAGGCAGATTGCAAAGTGGTTTGCCAAAAAGAATCATTATCAAATAAAGATAAGCCCGTCGATGGTCCATGGGATACTGACAGGCAAGATGCACAAGAAAGAAGATAAAGTATCAATTTACGATCTGATTAACGAAGACGTTACAGATGAGGAATTGGAAAATCTAAACCCAAAGGATGTGAAGTATGAGTGATAGAATGAAAATTGGTGTTGGTGATGTCGAGTACAGCGAGTTATCAAGATCCCTTAAATTTACTGTTGTTCTAAACGATAAGGCGATCAGGTATATCAACGAAACACTACTTATGAATGATAGTCCGTCCAACGAGGACACCGTGTCCGCCGCCAGAGACATTCTTCTCAGGGGTATCATGTCGGACTTGACAAGGGGCGGTATGAGAATAATGCCCAAGGGAGATAATCAGTGAAGAAAATTATTCACGTCAACCAACACGTCATCCGAAGAAACACGAAGAACAAAACCTTCGAGCCAGTTTTAACAGTAAAAACTTATAAAGAGAACAACTATGCCCATGAGGCCATCATCATGACCAAAGAGGGCGTAGAGCTAGCCAGGGTTGTATACAGCCCGCACAAGCCACTAAGCTGTGGTGCTCGTGTTTGGGTCGAAACAGACACAGAAAATACTGATGTAGAGCTAGTGGTTCACGATGGGGAATAAGAGATTACCTACTGGTGGTAAGTGGAGGTTCCTTGGCGGCAGGCTTGTGCCGTGTCTAAAAACAACTCTAGAGCAGACAAGTGCATCGAATAAGTACACATTTCACGTTGGGACTGATAGCAAGCCGTTCAAAGATTATACAATCATGAGCACAGCTATTTGTTTACGGCAGAGGGGATCAGGAGTCTTAGTGGCATACAGAAGGCTGAAAATAGATAACTTCAATTCCCTGGCGGAGCGATTATTGTTTGAGACTACAGAATCGATTAGTGTAGCCCAGATGATTCGAGATCTGACAGGCAGGACACCAACGGTTCACGCTGATGTTAATATTAAAAACGAAACCGAAAGCAACAAGATGTTGACGACTGTTGAGGGGATGATCAAAGGCATGGGCTTTGAGCCTGTATGCAAACCAGATGCTTGGGCAGCAGATATAGCTGACATGTTTACTAGATAACCCTATACACTAACGTGCTCTATGTGTTATATTTCATATTAGAAAGAAGGCTTTGATGAAGAAATATCAAATTGTTTACGCCGACCCGCCCTGGGATTACAAAGGGCAACTTCAACACACAGGGAAAGGCGGACCCGACAGCGGAGGTGCTGTCCGACACTATGGCTGCATGAAGCTTCCAGAACTCAAGAAGCTGGACGTGCCAAGTTTGTGTGACGACGACTGTCTGCTTTTTATGTGGGCAACGAGCCCGCACCTTGATCAGGCCATCGAGCTACTCAAGGCATGGGGATTCTCTTGGGCAACCGTAGGGTTTGTGTGGGACAAGCAAAAAGTAAACCCTGGCTTCTACACGATGAGTCAGGTGGAACTATGCTTGATTGGTAAGCGTGGCAAGATTCCCAAGCCAAGAGGAGCCCGCAACATCCGACAGATGGTTTCCGAGATGCGAGGCAGGCACAGTGCCAAGCCAGCGGAAGTAAGAAAAAGAATCGAAGAGATGTTCCCAGAACAAAACAAGATTGAATTGTTTGCTAGGGAAGCCCCAGAAGGTTGGGACGTGCACGGCAATGAAGTTGAGGGCGTAGAGCTAACAGAGAGGAAAGCATCATGAGTTACAAACATCGTTTATATAATGCAGCATACAAAAGGTTTGAGGCTGATCGAGAATCTGCCATCGCCACCCTATCAGTTTACCTGAACTCTTCAGTGGGCATTGGCGAGCACCCTGATTTGGTTGATGTTATTGTTGAGCAAACCAAGAAGCTAGCCGAAGCTGATGAGGCTTTGGAGACGCTAATAAAGCACAAGGACAAGTTTTGACAGCCATAGACCAAAGTAAATTATTTAATGTTAGTGATGAGTGTTATGATTGCGGGTGTGACTTGAAGCCAGCCTGCGCTGACCGAGAAGGAAAGAAAATGAAAGTAAGAGTCCAGCGACTTCACGAGAATGCCAAACTACCTGTGCGAGCACACCCAACAGATGCTGGCATGGATTTGTTTTTCTGCCCAGCACCACGAGACGATATTCCAAAGCAGATTGAAAGCGTCTTGCCCCATGGGTCATCGCTCTTCCCAACTGGCTTGAAGATTGAAGTGCCAGAGGGATATATGCTGGAAATCAAAAACAAGTCTGGTATCTCTTCCAAGCGTGGACTAATCGTTGGTGCCTGTGTGGTTGACCGAGGATACACAGGAGAAATCTTTGTGAACCTTCACAACCCAAGCGACCGAACACAGACCTTTCATGCTGGTGATAAAATTGCTCAAGCGGTCTTTGTCAAGATTGAAACAAATGTGAAGCTGGTAGAGTCTGATGATATCTATGACGACGAAACCAGCAGGGGCGAAGGAGCACTTGGCTCTACTGGCGACAGGTGAGGTGCCACAAAGGAATTTTGTGACTATTTATAGATACATTCCCTGGGGGTATAAAAATGAAGATTACGAAATCAGAACTACGACAAATTATTAAAGAAGAACTCCTCAACGAGTATGGCGCTGGCAGCGATGGTCGTGAGGACGCTGAAAAAGGCAAACTACCTCGCTCAAAGTTTTATCAGAGCCATCCAGAATATATGAAGTTTTATAACATCGCCCGTGAAAAAATGGGTGAAAAGCCAGTGACTCCTTTGAACAAAGAGGAGCACCCCCTAACTGGTTACCAAGTTATAACCAACATGGAAGATTGCGTAGCCCCTGATTGCGACGAGTTGACTTTTACCGACAGGGCACACCTTAGACTCCTCAAGGACAAAGAAGCCCAGGCCAAGCTGGAGGCTAACCCAGAGGAACATCTTCGTGTTCTAACGAAAAGACTTGAGTCTGCGGAGGATGACCTCAGAGCAATTGCACGGTCGGGAAGAGGACCAAGAACCTCGGCTTTTATGGATGCTGAGAGTCGATACAACGAAGTTGCAAGAGAAATAAAGAAATTATTAGCTGACAACCCAGAACTTGATAAAAAATAAGCTAAGAAAAATAAAATATATTTTCTAGTTTCCTTGACGCCTCCCCTATCCATGGTAATATAAATTGTAAGGGAGAGAGATATGGGTCGTTCCAATCAATGTCAACACTGTGGTCAGTTCGGACATAATCGCCGTGGCTGCCCAGAAATCAAAAAAGCCTACGCCAGAGTTGAGGAGCTTGCCAAGAAGTACGGCATCGAGCGTTCGGAAGATGAGCGTGCTTATGCATCCACTGCGTGGATTAGCAGAATCAACGAGGCTGCCAGTGCCGCTGGCAATGCCGAGGATGAAGTGTCCTGGCGTGACCGCTGGCTCTGGGAAGAGATTGCCGATCGCAAGATCGCCCAGGCTCGCAAGAACAAGCGTGGTCGTCGCTGCGGTTTCTGCGGTGAGCACGGTCACAACGCTCGTACCTGCCCAGCCAAGAAGCAGCACCGCAAGGACTGCGATGCCATGCAGGGCTTGGCCCATCGGGTTGTCGCTGCCTGCTTGAGCAAAGCTGGTATTGTCCCAGGTGGCATCATGCGGCTTCGGGAGTGGGATTGGAAGAAAGACGATTATGAACAACAGATGTGCATGATCCTTGGCATCAACTGGGAGCGGGTTGCCAATCCTGGCTACGACAGCGACCAAGGCTTACCTCGCCACTTTGACGAGTGGTTCAAGGGTCCGATCATCAAGGTTCGCAAGCCCAATGGTCAAGAGGGTCTCCTTCGGATTCCTGGGAACATCAAGCAGCAAAGCCACTACAATCACTTCGACGGTGAGCCAGTGGGTCACGGTCTCGTTAGTGGTTTCGTTGACGGTCCCGTCAACAAGAACAGTGGTTGGAAGGGTGACAATGTGACCCTCCTCAGCCCCGAAGCCCACGGTGTCTATCATTGGGGTGTCAACAAAGACGACGGTTCGGGTGAGCGAATTGTTGATGCTGACCTTGAGCCAGTGATCAACGAGCTTATCAATCAGGTTTCAAGCTGGTCAGAGCACTAAGAAAAGAAAGGAGTCCACATGGCAGGCTGGGCAACAAAAATCGATAAAACACTTACAAGTTTTGAGGAGACAACTGGAAAGATTCAGGATGCAATGGCTTGGTGCGAGAAGGCACGAGACTATGCACACGAGTATGACGCTGGGTGTGCAGCTTATGTTGACATGTACAAAGCGCACGCAGCATTGGAAGCTCTCAAGGGTCTTGTCGAGGAGGCTTCCAACAAACTAGCCAGAGATATGTTTGGTGACGATTGAGTTTTTTACGATAAATTAGCTAAACACTTGCTTCAACATAATATATATTAGACAAGTATTAACCGTTAAGGAGGTTACAACATGAATAATATTCTAAACAATTGGGGCGAGATCAAGGCTCTCATCGAATCTTTGGAAGCAGATATGGGCAAGACAGCAGGTGGTAACAAAGCTGCTGGCGTTCGTGTTCGCAAGGGTCTTCGCACTCTTAAGAATATGACAACAGACCTTGTTCGTGAAACTCTGAATAAAGAATGAAGGTTGACGTCAAAGTAATCATAACGATTGCTACTTTGTTAGTCCCCTTGGTGGGATTTTATTATACCACTAATATGCGACTAGACGCACTAGAGGCGGCGATCGTGTCCGTTCAAGACGACATCAAACAAGTAAAGAAGATTAACAAAAAGAAGAGAAAAAAGAAATGAAAATTACATTGGCTAGGTTTTACTTTTGGATGGCGAGACTGTTTTTATCCAGGGGTAAAATTCTAGGCCAGTGGTTTCAGAACAAAGCTATCCTTCTGTTGGCGAGCGCAAAGGTCGATCGTGATTAATTTACTTTTAATAACCCTGTTTGCCATACCTAGCTACACTGTTGAGAAGAAGATGACGCCATGGCAAGTTAGGGCAAAATCTCATCAAATTGTGCGAATGCTCAAGAAGCAGAATCCTCGTGTTCTCCGCTCAGTTATGTATTACATGGGCTGGGTGCCAAAAGTAAAATTCAAACGAGAGAACTGCAAGAAGGTCAGCCCAAAAACAGACCTTGACAAGATAAATCAATGGGAGCTAGATATGCTTCTGGATATGTCAGGAATCCCGAGGAAAAAGAGATGAATGATAATTGGTACGGGTTTATCATGGCTGTTATGGCAGTTGGATCTGGTGTTATGGTTGGGTTGATGCTCGACCAGGCATACACGCTGATCGCAAGAAGAAGATACAAGAAAAGAATTAATAAATGAGTGCCTTTGTAGAAGCATTATTGGTTATGTCCTGTCTAGCACTTACTTTCTGGATGGGATACGAGATGGGGAAATCAAAGAACAATGAAGAATAAAAAAACGTATGTCTGCGTACATCAAGGACCAGGCAATAACAATTTGTTTGAATCATGCGGCTTTAAGCACGACTTTGAGCAAGTCGGCAATTGGAATTGCCCAAAGTGTGGATCAACATTAGTTTTGGAGGGGACATCTGGCAAGTCCATCTCCGAGTTACTTTCAGAGGGACTTAAAAAAGAGAAAGGCGAGTAAATGAGAGCTTTATTGTGTTTGTTGTTGGTGGGTTGTGCCTCAACTAGTGTAGCGCCCAAAAAAGGCTGCTGTGAGAGGCTGGACACTAGGATGAAGCACATGGAGAAGTACTCTAGACTGTGCAAGGTATTAGTTTTTGCCGAGGGCATCAACAAATTCGACAAGCACAAGAGAGATATCCAGCAAGGTATCCAGCTTTGTAAATTTGTGTTTGGAGTCAATGATAAAGGTGCTTTGTTGACTGTGGGTCCAGACGAGGACTTTTACCAGGCACGCTTTTATATTTTGGATGGCACGAAAGGTAACGAAAAGCCAGCTAAAGCCGAACAACAGATGGATTGGATGAATCCACTGCCGTGTGATCCCGATGAGTTTGCTTGCGAAGAATTTTAATAAAATATTTTTAACAGATATCCAAAATTGATATAATATTATCTTATACTGAATCAGCAAGGAGAAAGCATGACAGTACAACTTAATGATCACTCAAACCTTGATCTTTTTGATTCCAAGGTATTACTCAAGTGGGTTTATGGGCACGTTGTAGAGGAGGACATTGATCCTTATCTGGTGTCCGACACACCGCTGGAATCTCAGGTTCGTAACATTGCGCTAGATCCAGCGAAGGCTGAGATTTATCACGCTGAGGCACTTGAGCGGCTTGGTGAAGGCAAAGATCCATTCTACAAGAAACCGCTTTTTGAGCGAGGTGGTAAGTTTGGGATGCCTAGCTTCAAAAAGATTGACGGTACTCACCGAGACCACGTTGGCTACACGCTAAAAGAGGAGGGCAAGATCAACACCTACGTTGGTGATGTCCTGCCACAAGGCTTCTTTGCTGCGGCGGAGCAAATCGGCGTTACCATGGGTTCGGTACAACTTGCACTCAACCCCGAAAGACCTAACCCTGGGCAAACTCTAGCTGAGATTGAATCAGAAGCAAGGAAGATGTATCCGAAAGCTATTATTGACAAAGACGTAGAGAAATTGACAAAGTATCTACTGTCACTACAGACACGATATGCCGAATCGGAGTTGAAGAAGCTAGCTAAAAGAATTGACAAGGATGCAAAGAGCAGAACTTTAGCAGAGCAAGAAGCTCAAACAAAGTTTAGACGTTACTCCTCGTCTCCTCAGTATGCCAATGACGAAAAGATTGGACAGCAGGCCTGGCTCAAAAAGAACTGGGATGATTTGCTAGGCGAGTGCTGGGCAATGAACAGTAGCACGTCTGGGATGTTCAATAAGTTAGTTGCAACAATCTTAGCTAAGTTAAGCGAAATGGGTTTCGCAAGAGACAAAGCAACTTACCAGTATCCTACAGGTAGAACTGATTGTAACATTTGTTTCCGTGTAGAACTCACTGAGTCTAACACGACACCAGCGAAAATGAAAAAAGCATATCTTGAGAAGGTTGTTACATATGGAAAGATGATTGACGACCACGACCTACCAGTTGATCGCCTTTATCGCTATCCTCACTATACCAACATTGAAGATATGGAAAAGCCAGTGCTCATCTGGGAAAAAGGCGTTGGCAAGATTGATGCAGGGTTCAAGGCGTTTGATGATGCTGCGAAGAAGGACAGCACAGATAAAAAAAAACAGTAAAGACGTGCGCCAAATGTAAAAAGATCATGCCTACAACCGAGTTTCAAAAAGACAGAACTCACAAGGATGGTCTCAAGAGCAGTTGCAAGAAGTGTAGAAATAAAATGGAAAAAGAGTCTAAAAGAAGAAGAAGTGAAGCAGCAGCCTGATCCAGCCTACAACGTTGGCGACCTTGTGAAGATCAAGCCCGATGCATTTCGATACTTCTCTGGCAGGATGGGTATCGTTGTGCAGAGGCTTGGCTTCATGTACAGTCAAGATGAAGATGAATGGACAATGGCAATGTATTTGGTTTCGATTGCAGTAGACGGAGACAAGAAGTTTGCGTCACATGTATTCCGAGAAGATGAGATCGATTTAGTATCAACACAAATAGGAAGAAGACGATGAGCAATAATGAATTGGGCTTTGCGTATGAGAACGAAGTGATCGAAGCGTTGAAGACGGCAGGGATCGCAGGAAATATTCAGGAGGGGGCAGGCGCATCGGCAACAGGTGCCGACGCAGATTTTTTTGTCGGCGGTAAAAAATATTTATTAGAAGTAAAGAAAGATGCAGACGC